TTAAACTTTTTTTACCGTTTCAGGCAGTCCAAACACATCTTTAAAAGCTTCATCAAATCCACCACTAGCAATGAATTGATCGATACTGTTTTCAGGTTCTTCATGCTGTTCAGTGTGGGGTGAAAGCATGAGGTAGATTGCATCTATATTTTCTTTATTAACTTGAATAATGGTTGATTCATTCTTGCAGGTCATCGGAAGTCGTAAATCTCCCTTATAGCCTTCAACAAATGTCAAAAACACTTCTGTTTCTGCCTGGTTTAATACCAGGTAAAAGGGTAATTCTTTATGTAGTTCACCAATAATGAAGTTGGCCACCCGGAGCTTAATCATTGGCTAGCTCCTGTGCTTCGATCATAGCTTTGTTTGAAGCCACAATTTCTTCGGCTTTCTCACGTGAATCAACCAATACAAAATTACTTTGAATATCTGTAGGACTATTTGATTTCCAAACACCAAATACTTTTCTGGTACTGATATGTGCTGATTCATGAATATTCACAGCAATAATGTCGTCATCATCTAAGCAATCACCAAGGCAATTTAAATCAGATTCGGAATTGCAGAAGTTTTCAGGTTCATCGTCATCTTGATACCAGGTGCGAATTTTGGATTTTTCAACCAAAACAAACCCTTCCGGCACCGCTTGGGCTTTGGCTGCCTGCAATTCCTTCCACAAATCATGTGTTTCTTCAGGGTAAACATCACGACGGCCAGACGCAGACATTGGACTAACAATAAACTCATCCTGCATACGATCTATAGCTGATGCAGCACGCCCATAACCCCAATAAAGTTTTCGCTGGAGGTTTGAAACACTACCGCTTAAGCACTTTCTAACCACCGCAACCGCTTTTTGGTAATCTTCTTCTGAAATATCCATCACGCCACCTCATAGAAGCGCTTGGCTTCTTCAAAATTTGATGTAGTAAGTGGTGATGAGCCTTTTTTGTAGCATTCAACAATCTCACCATATTTAAAAACTTTGCATGCAGTTGGTAGGTCAAAGCACTGGTACATCGGCTCCTTAAACCAGTCTTCTGTATAAAACATTTGTTCCTGGTGTTCTTCAGCTGTGCCTTCCCATTCTTGAACCTGAAAGTATTCATCAAATGATTCGATCATGAACTGATTACCTTCAGCTTGAGTCATTGCTCTATAGCGGGCCACTGCACGCTCAGCGATTTCTTTTGATACCGCCGGCGCCTGTTCAAGCTCAGTATCATCTTCGGGCGCAATCGCTACGCACCATAATTTGTTATCTTCCATCACGCCACCTTCACATCTAAATAATCAGGACAACGCAAGTGCATCTCATATTCATCAAATAACACCTGACATGCCGCATTGCCTGTTAAATCTTTCTTTAAAAACACATAGCTCAATGCTTTACGTGTGCCTTTGCCTGAAAATGTTGAGCTACCATCTGCAAGTTCTTTCTTGGTGTATCCAAGCTTTTCGAGCCACAACTTAAAACCAGCTTCATGTTTCTTTTTAATTTTGAAAATCATGCCGCAGCCTCCAGTGCTTTACGTAAATAAGGGTCAATATCAGTGCTCAGCATCCATTTCACATAGTCCTTTGGAACCTCTTTTAATGGAATACCTTTATGTTTGCCATAAGGCATTACATTTGGAGTGCGTACCTGTTCAGATAGGACATGCAATGAATTCATGTCTTTGATACCCAGTTTTAAACAGATGTTTTTCAGGATGACGTATGTGAACCAGATGTCATACTTCGCACTGTGAGCATTACGCAAGTAATTGCGTGCTTTTTCCTTGTCTGAACTTACGTAGTAGAACAAAGCGCTCAGCGTATGAGTTTCCAGTTCAGGCCATGTGAAGCGAGCTAGAGCTAAAGTACAGATAGACTTTTCAGGAACGTCCGTACCACATTTACGGATCGCTTCAATGTCGTAATTGATGTTATGGCCAATCAAGCAATCCACATCTTCAGGTAAGCGGAAAGTATCAAAGCTTGGCTTGCCCTCGATGTCAGCTTCCAGGATGTGATGCACTGCCATTGCACCGTAAGCGATTGGCTCAGGACATGAGTAGAACTCATCAAATATCTGGCTTTGATCAAACCCCAAGTTACCTTGCTCAAAAGAGCAAGGTGCGTATGCGATTTCAATAGGGAAACCATTAATCGTATGAGTTTCCGTGTCCAAAATTATTGCTTTCATGCGCTAATAGTTTCCTTTGCCAATTTTTCAATTTCTTGTTGTACCGCTGCCAGTTTGCTGGCTTCAATTTGGTTTAGTGCATCAATACCTAGGTGCTCACATACTGTTTTTGCATCCAGACCGCGTGCATCGATAAAGTCTTGGAACTCAGATAATTGCTGATCACTAAGACCAAAGAATTCAGCTGGATCAGACCAGCGCTTTTGGTCTTTGTTGTATGTGCAATCAAGTTCTTTAGCTCTTGATTTGACAGCATTCCACATGTTCAATACGTAGCAATGGCCTTGTGGCAATGCTTCAGTAAGCTGATTTAAGTCACTTGCGTATTGCGCTTCAGCACAGCTCTGCATCCAATTATCCAAATCCTCTTGAGCTTTGATTGCTGCAAGTTGCTCTGGTGTCATGGTGTTAATGTGATCTTTAGCCTGCTTGATTAAGTCAGCCAGAAACGTAGGACTGGCCTTTAAATCTGGCACCCACACTTCACCAGTTTCACCGCCAAGGCCACCGGCATTCTTAGCGTGATGGGTAGGGCAAGGCTTAAAGCTGATTACCCGGGCATGCTTACCTTCACCAGTGGTAACCGTAGTTAAGTAACCCATGATGTCTGCAATACGGTAAAGCTCATTACGGTTCTTACCACCCAGATCAGGACGATAGATTACCTGGTCGCCGTTCTGGTCTTCTGATGCATGTGCAATGAACACAACATCCTTACCGGCAGAAATCAGCGTGTTCACGTATTGCTTAAAGATGTTATTGGCCAGTCCCTGGGCTTTAAGTTTCAGTGAGCCATCTTTCTGCTTATTGGTACTGTTTAGCATTAGATGAGTCTTGATGCTTTCCAGCATTGCGCCCACAGTATCAATAACCACGGTGTTATAAGGTGCCAGGTCTTGAGGTGTAAGGTTCGCAACATCGGCCCATTGATTCACCTGGACAACTGCACCGCGACGAAGTTCACCGGTACGGTGCGCGCCTTTGTCAAAGTCAAAAGAAATAGCCTTGTCACCTGTAAAACCAATAGATGTTTTCCCTAAGCCTGGATCGGCATACAGGTAAGTAATAATTGCTGAAACTAGTAAAGGCTGATCAGCTGGAATGATAGGTAAAGCCATGATTACACCTCCACCAAGTTATTTTTTTCAATGAAAGTGGAGAGCAATAAATTGATATTGCGGTGGTCGTTGTAATCAGTGAAGTCGTTATATGGATTGCCATTGGCATCCGTGATCTGGTCAACGGCTAAATTGGTGATTTCAACCGCTGTAAAGTCAGAGCCTGGTACGCCGTAGCTGTCTTTATAGGACTCAAAGTCAAAACTAACCTGTACACGGAAGCCATCAAGCTTTACAACAGCAACACCAGTTTCACCATCGATTTTAAGAGTTTGCACGCCGTATTCAGAAGGCTGGGAATTGCTATAGCTTGGCTTGTATTCAGTTGCTTCCGGTTTAGCAATTAGAGCTAAGGCAGCAAGTGTTAATGCTGAAGAAGCAAGAAACACTTTTGCAGAGTTGAAAGGATTTGGTTTTACGTTCATAATTTATTTACTCACTGATAGAGAGTGGGTCATAGCCCTAGGTAGTTTGCGGAAGCTACGCTGGGGCTTTTCTTCGTCTGTGATATGAATATTAGCATACTAATATTAGCAGTCAATAAGTTTACTAATATTTTTCTTATTTTATTTTTATTTCATGTTTTAACATACAAAAGAAAACCCACCGATAGGGTGGGTTTTCTATACTTATGTGGTGGTTAATTATCAACCAACCCCTTGTACCCTAAATAATTAACACCAATCAAAGTGAGAATCAAAATTTGAAAAATAAAAAACAATGATATAAAGCTAACAATGAAGTAAATAGCTATGGCTAAAGGGCTAGAGCATACAAAGTTAATAAAACCCACATCTTTGTTTAGAAAAAATAAAAACCTAAAAAGGGCTAATGTTAAAGTCAACAACAAACTAGTACTCGCTAAATATGCAAATAACATTGTTAGAAAGACTCGTCGCGTTAGTTTCTGATTAAACTTTTCTGAGCGATCTGGTTCAACTTTTACTAAATACGGAGCATTATTCTCATTAATGAGCCTATCAATTGCTTTCTTATTGATTGCAGCAATTGCAGATAAAGAAGCGATATAAAACCCTGGTAATATTGCTAACAATGTGAACAAGTCACTAAAACGGTCATTAA